TATAGGGTAGGGGCTTTTTCTCAAAACTTTGCACAAATCAATCTAAAATACTGATAATCAATTCTATTTTATGTGCAATCTTTTGTGCAAAGTTGTAAGGACCATTTTAACATTGCACAAAAAAAGCTCCGAAGAGCTTTAAATTATTTCAGCTAGTTCTTTAGCTGTCATATATTCTTTAAATTTATGGACCTTATCATAATCCCATGGCATCTGAATCCTCACATTGATGTAATTAAAGTTCTCTATTGCCGAAACTTTGTACTTATCCTCATAATCATTATTAAGAGCAGTTTGCACTAATGGCTCTATCTCATGGAGATATACTTTATCCTGCATCCTGGACCATCTCCTGTGCATTTTGATACCATGAATAACAGTAGCATGATGTCTATTCATCATCCTACCTATTTCACTAAGTGACAAGTTACATTTATTCAGCCTGTACATAACGTAGTACCTCTTATAGACATAGGATCTATTTCTAGAGTTATTATCTAGCTGATACTTTTTGATTTGTTCTTTTAAAAAATCTAGTTCTTTCATTGTTCTGAGTTTTTAAATGTTTCATTGTAGTATTGTTTATCTTTTGACTCTCCAGCTAAATAAGCACTTTCCATTTGCTCCTTCTCCATTTCTTTGGCTTGTTCAACTAATTTATTAATAATAAAGTGGTGAGATATTATAGTACCGTCACTTGTTGAATAACTAAGTTTTTCAACCAACCATTCTACTGCTGTCTTTTTCATTGTTCTGATTTATAAGTTTGATTATACCAATATTCAAACTCATCATCTTCCCATCCTCCAATATATGGACAACCTGCATCTCTCATCTGTTGTTTTTCAATATCCAAATACTTATGAAAGTGATTGACAAACTCTCTACCCTCTACTGAGTGCATATTGAAGAGATGTGGCTGTAACTTCTCTAAGTCACTAAACACCTGCTGTACTGCTGTCATAATAATTTAGTTTGTGTTACTGACTTAAATAGATCAGACTGAGATTCTAATACTCCTGTAGCATTAATGAAATCAATCTCTACCTTAGCAGATTGGATAAGAGTTCCTGCAAGCTGAGATATTGCCTTAGCTTTATCTACTTCTACATTCACCTGGTCGGTTGTTAATGTTTCATCACTCAATCTCTCGAGAGCCATGAAGATGTGATCTCTTAAATCACTTAGTTTGTTGTGTGCCATTGTTATTTATTTTTTTTATTAGTTTACATTTTAATCTAATCACCTGCTGAAGCTCTTTAGGCAATCTTTGTATGGTATTTCTAGCCATATTCTCTTTCTTAGTTATCATTAGCAGATTGTTAATATCATTATTTAGATAATTACCATCCTTATACACTACTACCATCCCCTTAGGTATTGGTCCATTATGCATCTCCCATGTGTACCTGTTTAGCTGTTCCCAATGTGAATCTGCTAGCTTAATATACAGGTACATCTTACCTCCTGTATCCTTTCTCTGATGGATAGTTCCTATAGGCTGAGTGTTTACAGGCTTAGAGCCTTTCTTAAACATAGTCTTAGCTACTTTCTCATACAAATCTTTGGACATTTTTTGTCCTTTGTTAGCAGGAGCGTGACCTTTCTGAAATTGAGTAGCTTTACCACCTAGATATCCTGGAGGATATTGAGTAGACCTTAAGTATACAGGATCTTTCTTAATACCCATAGCAAATGCTCTATTATAAACTGATGACTCTGATAATCCTAAGTCATCTGCTATCTTTTTAGTAGGCTCAAATGGATACCTTTCTCTTATGATATCATTCATACCTCTTCAATTAATAGAATTAGATCATCATTCTTTTGTATGAGCTGCTTAACATGATCAGCATCATATGCCTCTACTATCCTGGTCACTAACTTTACAGGACCATTCCAATAGTCAAAGGTCTTAAACACTACTTTATATATCTTCATTGTCATTATTTTTTATTGGCACATCTAAGCCATACATTAAATCAAACATTGCAAAATCTCTGTTAGCATTCCTTTTACTACCCTCATAATTCTGAAAGTACCACTCTCTGAATCTCAGGTATTTTTGGTGAGTATAATCACCATTAGCTATAGCATTTTGTACCTCAATAGCTAGCTGTGTAAACTCAGTCATTGCTTTTATTATTTATGACTTGTAAATACCTGAGGTAAAGAGGCAGATTAAATCCACCCCTTATCTCTTCTGCTGTTCTCCTGCTAGTCCAATACTTTATAATTGCGTTGATTGTCATAGCTTAGATTTAAGTAGGTTAAGATTTGCATCACTTAAAATAAACAGGGACATATCTCCATCATCAGTCTCTGTAGCATTGTAGGTAAATGGCTCAATAGTACCTGCTATGTATACATCACTATCATAGTCAGTTTTCCAATTAGAAAAATAAGTATTGTCTCTTTTGTATAGGTCTATAAAATTCATAATATAAGTTCTAAAAAAGTGAATAAAAATAAGATTGATAGTATTACAGTTGTAACAATAAGCATAGCTATAGCAAATGCTTTCTCTTCAGCTCCTACAGGAGTAAAATAATTAATTAGTCTCTTCATTGATTTTATCTATTAGGTTAATAATAACTACCCATTGAGAGTAAGCTCGTTTAGTAGCAGGATCTTCATCGCCAAAAGCATCTCTCAGCTCTACAGCCTGGTCATACAGTGATGCCTCCTCAGCTAGAATAATCTTCATAATTTGTTCTTTGTCCATGTGTAAAAGTTTTAATTGTTGATAACTATACGCCAAAGATATTAAAAAGTTTTATATCTGCAATAAAATAATGTAATTTATATTCATTCTAAATAAGGTAAAACATATAATAAAGGTAATTTTTACCTAATAATGTAATAAAGTAAGGTTATAACCTTAAAAATATCATGTAATTTTAAAGTATAACTTACAAAAGTATCGTTATTTGTAAACTATATTTAGCATTATTAGTCCCAAATCTTATCAATATATGGGACAAAAAAAACAGCTACAAGGCTGGGTAGCTTATAACTGTCTTTCTTTTACTATGGAAACAAGTGCTAAGTTAATGTTTATATTTGAATTTCAAAAATTCTGTGTAAGTTTTATTATTTATTTTAAAGTGTTTTCTACAATCATTGCATAACATCCAATAGTGAATAGTCCCTGCAGCAGTCACTACTTGTTTATTATGTCTTACATTATAGTTAGTGCATTCAGGACAGCAGAACTTCTCATCTCCCTCCATTACAGCATAATTAGTAGCAGGAGCTGCATAAGAATTTAGCTTATTGAATACAGCTTCTAGTACAGTGACATCCATTTTGCAATATGCTACCATCTTATCCATTGCCTGCTGATCTTTCTTAAATACTATATCTTTCCACAGGTCTAGTCCCCCTGTATCCATCTTCTGCCCTACTCCTAAATACTTAGCAATATAGTCTAGTTTATTTGAGTTAAAATTAAAGTACTTTCTAGCCCATTTAAGAGTATCTATAGTCTTAGGTGAGGGCATTACATCAAGTCCATGTATTATAGCTCTTGTACGCAACCATTTGAGGTCAAATCTATCCCCATTATGAGCTACAATTTCATCTGCTTGAGCCATAACTTTAAGGAATGCTTTAATCATTGCCTTATCTGATTGCTTTTTATCCCAAGTTAGGAATTGTACATCACCATCTGACTCCCATTTGTAGCAGATGCAGATGATTGCTCTTTCATGGATGATATCACCTGGATTGATTGTGAGGTTATATCCTGATCGCCAAAATATACCAACATTGAATGATGTCTCAATGTCAAAAAACAGTCTTTTTCTTACCATATATGGTGTAAACTTAGAACAAATATTTCTCCCTTGCAAATTTAAAGAGATATGATAGCAGTAAGCCTATGCCTACTCCTACAAATAATAGACTAAGATTGCCTCTAGGTCTAGGTTGTGAAGCCTTAGCCTGTGCTTTCTCTACTATCCTATCTTTGTAGATAGTTTTTACCTTTAGTCTATATTCTATTTTTTTATCTAGTCTAGTCTTAGGCACATAGACTGTCTTATACTTTATGATAGTATCTTTGGTAGTAATAAATTTCTCCCAAATTATATCATTATTAATTATAACAGGGATAGAATCTAGTGTAGTGATTCTTATAGTATCACCTGTCTCTTCACAGGTATAACCTTTCTTTATTGCTTTATTAAGATGATATTGTGCAGAGCAGCTGCTGAGTAGTAAGATTATAGCTAAGTATCTCATCATTCTTTTATTTCAAAGTGCATCCAATCATAATTCTTCTCTCTACCCAAAGATATAAAACCATGCTTGTAGAATATATCTATCATTGCCTTATACTCAGGTCTTGCAAATCTTGCAGTTTTTGATGATTCTTTGAGTAGATTTCTTGCAGGATCTAAGTCTATTGCAATACCCCATGAGTGCATGGATAGTGCTGTACCTCCCCTCATCTTTCTATAGTTGAAACATCCACCGAATAAATCAATCCCTAACTCTTTAATCTTATCATATCCATAGGTAGATAATAGCTCATTGAATACAGCTGTAAAGTTATCTGCTACTAACTTATGACACATCATAGAATTGACAGTGCTGTCTAAGTCCCAAGCTATTCTCATTGGATATGGTAGCTTAATCTTTACTAAGTATCCTGCACCTGTTACATTAGCAGTACCGTATTTAGATGTAAGTTCCCATCTAGTCATTTCAGTTTGTTTAGGTCCTCTTTAACTTCTTTAGCTCTAGCAAATAATGCCTTTCCACTTTGCCACAGGTCCAAATGGTAGACTTGCTTGTATGACTCATTGATTGACATCACCTCTATACTAGATAATACTAGAGCTACAATTTTGGTGAGCATAAATGGTACACTGAAAAAAGTGAGGATGATATCATTAAGAATAAATTTGTCTATAAGAAAAAACATTATAACAGTAACTTCATAGAGTGCTAACTTACTAATGATAGCTGAGAGCTTTCTGCTAGTAATTTTATCTCCTATCTTCTTAGCTTTCCAAATGCCTGTGATAGTATCAATGCATATTAATACTCCAATCATTAGCAGTATCCCACTTATTGGTAAAAAGAATGCAAAGCAAATAGATATAAGTGTCAATAGTTCTGATTGAATTGATATTAATAGTAGGGATATTTGTGCTTTCATTCTTTAGATTCTATTTCAGATGCTAGTAAAAAAGTAAAATAAGATATTAATAGGCATCCTAAGAATTTAAAATGTAACTGATCAGCAAATACTAATGAGATACCTGAAAGATATCCAAAGCCAAAAGTTAAGAATGATAAGATGCCTGAGTGCTTCATATTATTAAGATTGAATTGTTGTAACCATTGTTACCTGCACCTCCACATAGACCATTACACTCTAGCAATCCATTAGATAGACAGCTACATCCATCAATCATAGGTCTAAGGTCAGTATCTCGGTTAGTTGTACCTGTGAATATTGGATACAAAGCTCTATTCTTAAGCAAGTATCTTATCAATCTCTGCTCAAAAAACGCAGCCTTTTGTGCATAGTGTTCCATACTGAATGCTATTGTACCTCTATCTACTGATGAGCTGTTATCTCCGAATTGAGTTTGCAATCCTTTATTCTTTAGCTGTAGAGATAGACCAAATACAGCATCTTCTGCAGCTCTCCATGCTATAATTGGCTGTATAAATGTAACTAATGTCTCTTCATCAGGATCTAATGTCTGATTATTGTACTTAGTTAGTAAGTCATTGTAGAATGTAGTACCTAAGATAGGCATGATTCTCAGTTGAGCTTGAGTAGCTAAGTAAGGAGTAACATTGTTTACATCTACATTTGCTGTGATGGGTGTGTTATTCTTAAGATAGGTTTCTGTTATAAAATATAGCATCAGATTGTTGGTGTTGGTGTATCATTCAATGGAGGTAAAGATGCTAAGGCTCTAATCTCATTCTTAGACATATTCTCTAGTACTTTAGCAGCGATTGCAGGATTCAATGTATTAAGTGCATCATTAGTCTTAGATGGATCTCCCTCAAGCTCTACTATTGCCTCATTAATTATCTGATAGTTATTGATTGTGAAATCTGCATCTATCTTAGCTATAAATAGTAGCTCATTAAAGATATCAGCTACCTGGTCTCTTAGTGGCATTACTACATTTTTCTCAAATATGATGTAAGCCTGCTTAATATCTGAGCCATTACCTAGTGATCCTGTAGTACGGATTCCCATAAGTATAGGATCAATGGTGTGAGAGAAACAAATCTGCTCAGTGTTTAGTTGTGATGCCTCTTGAAATAGACTATCATTACCATTAGTAGGTAGTGACTCTATCTTAGGCAGTTGGTCTGCTGAGTTAGCAAAGAAAGCCACAGCTTTACCTGCATTAGCAGCACCTTTCAATCTATCAATAGTATTTCTTATCATGTTCTTCTCCTCCTCAGACTGAGGTCTTTTAGGGAACATCATAGCAAAGCTAGGAAATACTGAATTTTGTATATTACTTTTAGCAAAGTAGCTAAGTTCACCTGATAAGAAAGCAAAGTTTAGAGCTGAGGTGTACTGAGGTAATGGATAGAAATCCTGCCCAATACATTCTACTTCA